GCTCATTAATTATACTCCTGAGCATCTGTAGAGACTGCCAGCTTATCAGAACTATCTGCTAAGTATGCATCCTCTTGGTGAATGGTGGAGGCATTAGCGAAAGTGGTCGGTTCGATGGTGCCACCGGCTATGCTTATGCCATGAGTGGAGGTGAAAGTGATTACGTTGCCTACCACGCTCAATATAGTGAGGTTTGTTATTGCTGAGTCATGGTCACCCTTAGGCACATAATCAACAACGTCATCAGCTTGAAAGAATGAAGCATCTGAGAGTGATGAGCCGCTGAAGTCATTAGCGTTGACTGTTACTGAGCTAGTTGAGGTTATCGAGCTTACTCTTGCTGAGCTATTCCAGTTAACCGGGCTTAAGCCGGTGGTGATGAGTTCAAGCTGACAGCCTTCAGTCATCAACTCTTGACTGATAGCCCGAATCATCCCTACGCCATCTGTAACACCATATGAGTCAGAGTAGCCTCTAAGGTGGGGTGAGCTTACTTGAACGTATGAGCCAACGTCTAAGAAGATACTAGGCCCGGTTCCTATGGAGCCTGACCATGTTCTTAATGGGTTGCTCAGAAGGTTAAACAGTCGGCTTGATGTGGGTAGAAAGTAGTTGAACACATCGCCAGCATTTCTACCAAATGACCTACTGGTAACACCAGGTAGTTCTAAGCTAATCTTAGAACGCTCATCGCCGTAGCGGCTGATGGCCTCTTGATTATTGAAGATAGTCTGAGATGTTAACTTGTCCTCAGCCGGGTCATACTCATAGTTATATTCAATCTGAGTTACGATGTCTTCATAGATACCCCATGTTGGTGGGGTAGAGGCTAGCCAGTCACCTGCATTAATCGTTGTGGTGCTTTGGCTGGTCTTCTCGTTGCCCACTGCTACAAGTGAGAGTTTAGAGTTACCGGTAGACTCATCGCGCTTCATAACGAGCACAGCACCCAGAGTCTTTAGTAAGCTGTCAATCATGCTTCTGAGATCAGCACCATCACCAAAGATGTTACCACTCATTACTAGAGTGCTAGCTGTGTCTACTGACAAGAATGAGTCTTCATCTATGTTAGCAGATGGAATGTTTAAGCCTATGTTCATCACGTCATAAGTCCCATTTATCCCATCACCACCGCCTGACTGTAAGATTTTTAGCAGGGCTACACCGGGCCTCTCATCTTCTAAGTCCCCACCTCGAAACAACAGAGCTCTATCTTTGTCTGGCCAGTCTCCAAATGATAGGGTATCAAGGTGTCTGTGATCATCTGCCAAGTGTAACAACACACCAACATTTGAGCCTCCAAATAGAGCCGTACTCTCATGAGTGACTTTAAACACCTGGTGGCGTGTCTCATCTAAATCCCAGTCATAGAATACAACTGTGATATAATAAAACTCGCCGGCTGTGGCTGTAGTTGGTAGGGCAAGAGTTGACTCTACTAGTATGGCACCCTCGAATTGTTGATAGTATGCTCTAGGTAGTTCTCTAATCTGTTCACCGGCTGTAGCTTCTGAACTCGCCATGTTTAGAGTAATATACTCCGTTGGTGCTTCATCTCCTAAGGTTTGAATCACTGGTGTATCACCACCGGTAAAACTGAGAGGATAGCTGAGACGCGCTATAGAGTTTAGAGGCTGGCTTACACCATAACTACCCCACTTTAGCGGCTGGCTAACTCCAAACCTTTCTAATGCTTCTCTGAGTATTGAAAACCCACCGAAGTTAGGCCACAAATAGAGTTGAGCTGTGAATGGTGACTCACTCAACTTCTCAGCTCGAATTAAATTATCTGGTGTTAATCGCCATCGAGCAAACCCACCGGATACACCAGTGGTTGAACTAGGGCCCGAATTGATCAGCGTATCATTAACAACGTTAGGCCATTCCTTGACCTCTTCATTACCTAGTTGGTGTTGCTTGAGCTCCACTAGTGGCAGTCTAATTTGGAGTGATTCAGCTGCACTAATCTCACTAGCGTTTAGGGCATTAGATGGTGTGTTATCTGCTGTCACATCATAGCCAGGTAAACTACTGTTGTAAGTTAGTGTGCTAGTGAACACACCATCGTTATCAAAGCGGCTATCTTGCGAGCGTCTAAACTTTGGGAATCTAGGATGCTCTCTTGGAAACTCATCAGACTCAGGACCCTCAGGTAAACTTGTGTCAAAGTCGGCAAGGTATGAGCTAGAACCCTGTAGGTTTTCGACTATCACGCTGAAGGTTGAGGCTGTGATGGTGCCTGATGTGTCAGGAGTTACTTGTAGATTAGAGAGGTTTTGTTGAGCAAAAGTTAGCCCTAAAGCATACTCTAAGCTACTGCCATGTATACCGTCATAATAGTGATAGCCTTGCAGTAGTCGAGTCTGACCAATACCTTTATCACTTAAGCTAGTATCAATTAATGCTGTGAGAGGTAACAAGCTGATAGATACTGTGTCACCTTCCTCTACATAAGGAGACTCTGAAATAAAGCCGTTAACCACCTCAACATAGGTTGATGTATCCCCATTAGGGAATCTATGAGCCATAAATAGCTTGGCGCGTCTACCTCTGAAGGTGGTGATTTCTGCACTAAGCTCAGGAGCAAAAGAACCCTCTAGGCCTACGGAATGAGTTTGACGAGCTGAGCCAGCCACACCACGCCCAGAGATAAGTACAGTCGTTGAAGTTGCTGAGCTTGCTCTGATTGTTTCAGCTCCAATATGCAAGAGTCGAGGGTAGCTCAAACTAGTTAAGCTCGAGGAGGTTCTAGCTATTGAACCAGTACGGTTTAAGCTCTGGCTTAGCTGTGCTTTGGTCGATGCTGATCTAGCTCCACATCTCCCAAATATAATGCCAGGATCACCAACCCCACCGCGTCTATTGATCTGTAAAGTGATAGTCACAGCACTATAATCAGCTATTCCCCCACTCGGATCTATTGAAGCTGAGAACGTGCTAACACCCATGATACCCTCTGAGTCAATATAGGGTATACTTGTCGCTACATTGCTATCTAAGCTTGATGTAGTTGGTGGTGTGTTTGAGTGATAGCGATACTCCAACCCAGCCACCTGGAGCGCAAACACTCGCCGCCCATGTTCACTAGATACGCTCATGGTGTAACCTCCGGTTGATATAGATCATAAATGTGACAACCTAAAACCAGGCAGTTACCAGCTGTGATTTTTACGTTGAGCAGCTGGCCACGATTAGCCGATGGTACAAACAATGGTCTAGGTGGGTCTGGAGTTGGGTTACTAGGTGCGCTGATTAATTCAGCACCGCTAAAAGCTATGAGGGCTGTATTAGGGTCGCTCTGTAGCTCAGTCTCAGCCATCCTTATCCCAACGTCTAACACTGTGCCAGTATAGCTGTTGCCAGCTGTATCCCTTAGCTCTACATCGAGTGTAACAGGTAGCGCGTTGCTAAAGTTACGAGTGACATACTGTATAACTAAACCTAGTTGGGTGCTGATGGGTGTAGACTGATAAAGGAAGTTGTTTACTGTGCTAGTTTTAATATCATCACGTCTAACTATGAAGCGTCTACCAGTGTTTAAAGGTACCAACTGACCTACATAATAATGGGCCTCGCCTAACATCTTAACTCTGGTAACTTGAGCCAGTGTTGACGCGATTTGACTGACAGTAGCACCGAATAAAAGAGCACCATTAAAGCACCCTCTTGAATCTGGTAAACGCTGGATTGATGTAGGTACTAACATGATCACACTGCTATAATAGCTAAACCTTTTATGTAAGGATCTGAAGTTGTAGAGACTGCACCACTCAGTAGATTATCTTGATTTATCTGGCCCTCTTCTAAGCCCACTCGATACATAGAGAGCCTGAAATCACTAGACAGTTCATGCTCTGGTATCCTGAGGTCGACACCAAAGCTAGACCAACCATTGTTAGTTATGTTGAATCTATAGCCAAAGATCTCTATTTCTATTGAGCCGCTTGATAGGTTCGCCACGTTAATAAAAATGTCCACATTTAAATTATTGTGATTCATGCCTAAACTCAAATGAGCAAGAGAAAAGAGTAAAGCCGGGTCCGCTGTACCTAATCCCTGAGCCGCTTGATAGATGGAATTTTGGGTATCTGAATCTGATACACCGGACCAGTTCAGCAGCACTCTACCACGCTTTCTAAGCTCAGTTATGTTAGCCAGTGAGTCTACTCCAAACCTAGATGTAAGTGGCTTGTCGTCGCCTAGCCTACCAGCTCCCATTGGGATAAACTCCTGGCCATATTGACCTAGTGCACCGGTTGACAATGGAGAGCCTAAAGCTGTCCAGCTACCAGCTAGACCAGCTACCTCAATAACCCCACTAGATGGGGCATTAAGCTTTAGAGTGAGTATAGCTACTGTTTCAGTTTCCACCGCTGTAACTGTGGCAGTGAGCACATCAAACACACTGTTAAATCTTGATGTGTCTGTAATACTAACAGCTGATGAGCTGTAACTGTTACCAGAAAGTGGGAAAGTTAAAGTGATCTGGGCAGTGCCTCCAGCCGGGTTACTGTATGCCATGAGCCTAAGCTTAAACTCTGTGTGTTCCTCAGATGGGTGGGGAATGTACCACTCACAGACTGAAGTCATGCTATTAGTCGAGTATTCCCAAACCCCTGCATCCCAGAATTGATTTACACAGTCGTGAGTACCAGCGTGAGCAAAAGCATAATTCTGCATATCGCCCAATCTGCTAGCTTCCTCACTTCTAATCGTAAGGCCGGCCGTTGGTCTGGCTGGGTCTACTAGTACCGGTGGTGAAGTGAATGAGTTACTCATAAGTGTTCAAGCTCCATTGCTACTGGTACTCGTCGCCTAAGCCTATTAGGATAAGTCAGCTCAAACTCTGAAGTAATCATCGAGCACCTTAAACGCCCATACTCACCGTTATCCTCACTGGTGTATAGGTCATCATAAGCATATTGAGTACCGGTCACCTCAGCAGTTCTTAACGCTCGCCTAGAATCCCCCCACGATTGATAAAAGTTGACACGTTCGCCAGCTGAACAAAGTGGCAACCATCTGTTTGAGAAGTGTTTGTAGTCATCAACTAGGTCTAGCAGTCCATCCAAATCAAAGTTAAGCATAGAGCTAACATATGACCCAATGTGATTAGAGACGTAACCACCGCCTATTTTGCGTTTACTCTGGCTCTCATTCATCACTTTGAGGTGGTGAAACTGGTAGGGCCTCGATGGTATGAGAACGCCTGCTATTTTATGAGTCGAGGTTAGGATAGAGTAGACACCATCTGCTACTGTACTTTCTAAGCCAGTGAACCCTAGTGTTTCTCTAGTTGTGCTATCATTCCAAGTAATGTCACCTAGTGAAGTCAGATAGTAACATCTACAATAACCATCGTTAGTTATTGACCAGGTGATATTACTGTTACTGAGTGCAGTCTGGTCTAGCTTCTCTATCGAGTCTAAACCAAATGAGTCAGCATCTGATACGCTAGCTCTATCTCTAATAAATACACTCACATCTTGAATTTGTAACTTGATCGCTGGGAAGTTAAACTGGTTTGCACCTCCTGATTCGTCAATTTGATATGTAGTATCAGAGAGATCTAGTAAACCTCTTGACCAGTCATGGGGTGCAACCACTACATAATCTGAGCCGGACGCGCTAGCTGTGATAGTAGATGATCCAAAGCCTAAGGGGTCATCATTCCCAGTCTTAGTAAGTGTAAATTGTACATTGGCCTTGATCTCTATCTTATCATCACTCGTTATTGATGCTGACCAGGTGGACCCAAAGGTTTTAGTGCTCTGCAGTTGGTTGGTGGCCGCGTTGGTGGTGTTAGACGTGCGACCATTGAGGAGAAATACAGCATCTTCATAAACACCCTCACCGGTGCCGAATGTTGGCGCGTTAACGGCTGTTGACCCTCTGGTAAATAGTTTGGTTGCTGATTGAGCTCTCATATCATAAGCAGTGAGTAAACCAAATTGTGGAGCCGGATTATTTAAAGGCATGATTACCCCCTGAACGGTAGTTGTGGCGCGCCACGTCTACGCCTTGACATGGTTCTAATTACTTGGTCAGTAAAGGCATCTGTGGCCGCTCTTTTGGTATCGTAAATGGTCGAGTTACCAAAGTTAATGTTAAACACCATTGGAGACGTATCTGCTGTGGCGCGCTCTGGTGTGGCTGTTTGTGGTGAGCCTGTTGGAGAACCTCCACCGGCGGCCGCTGATGGTGTTGGTGGAGTTGCGATAGAACCACCCCCTAAACCTTTACCAGCTTGACCAGCCGCCGCCGCCGCTACAGTGAAAACACCAGCCGCTTTAAAGTGATTAGCCGCTAACACTGGGTTTAAGAATAAAGCCGCTGTGCCTTTTGCCAGCTCCATTAATGCCTCAACTGATGCTTGTCTACCTAGACCAACCAATACCTCACCAATACTCTCTTTAAAACTATCACCAAATAACACAGCGTTATATGTTGCGATAGCAAACCCATCTGAGAAGCTTTTAGCCATCTCTTTTGTTTGTTCTATAGCCATGTGGATGGGTGCCTCTATAAGCCGTTCTCTCTCTATGCTGTGTCTTCTCGCTAACTCTGTTATCTCTTCCTCAGAGTGTGACCTAAGCCTTAGCTCTTTTTCATAGCGCAACTCTAAAAGCTTAAGCTCTTTATCTATGCCATCACTTAGAAGATTTAGATCAAACTCCATTGAGTTGAATATAAACTCTTGACGCTGTTTAGCTCTATCTGCTTCATCTCTGGCCGCCTGGCTGGCCGCCTCTTGTCGTTTGCGCTCGGCATCCTTTTCTAGTTTTAACCGTTGGTTTTCAAAGTGCATCTGAGCAATTAACAGAAGGTTTTGATTTTTACCAGCTAGCTTGGCTTGTTCATCATATTGAGCCTCTAACAACTCTATCTCAGTAGCACCATCTATCCTCATTCGGTCTATTTCTAATTGTCTAATTCTAGCCTGCTCTGCTGCTAGTTGTCTTTCAGCCGCTAATCTTTTAGCCTGGTACGCTCTAAAACTGGCTAGTTTCTTTTGTCGGTTAGTCTCCTCTATCTTGATAACCTTAGCCTCGTGCTCTGCTGTCATACCTTCAAGGATTTTCCTATACCCCTCTCTAGTCACCTTATCCTCTTTTAGCATCTCATTAAGCTTACCTAGACGTTGCATAAATTGAGCGTCTAAAAGTTTTCTCTGACCTTCTAAAGTAGTGGCCTCTAAGCTCAGTACTTGTAGCTGGGCCTGTGCTACCAACTCAGCTTCTTTAGCTGCTATTTCTTCTCTAACCTGAAGAGACCTCTTAAGGATTTCTTCCTTCATCCGCTCAACTTCGCCAGTTATACGCCCACCCTCTTTTATTTTCTCAAAAGCCTTCTCCTCGATGGGTGCTACCTTAGCTCTAATCTCATTCTCTCTAGCAAGTATCCCTATGAGCCTAAGTCTATTATCAGATTCTAATCCCATAGCCCTCATTGCTTTGCTTCTGGCATCCTCACCAGCCTCAATGAGTTTATATTCCTCCTCTAATATCGCTATTTCGTTATATCTTTGTTTGTTTCTCTCTCTTAATAGCTCTGCTTCATTTAAAAGTTGTTGGGCTTGCTGAGATTTAACTTTTAGAGTTTCTAGCTCATTATCAGTTAGCTCAACTTGAGCCGCTGCTAACTCTTCGACTATAGATGTGATGTCACTCAAAGATGCTTGATAAGCTTCTATTCTGATTGCTGTGCCGTCTACCTCGTTTGAGTACTCTCTAAATGCTTGTATGAGCTCAAACACAGCTAAAGCCACAGCCCCAATAGGACCGAGTAAAGCCCCAAATGTTACTCCAGTTTCTCTACTGGCGTCCGCTAAATCCATGAAAGCATCTACGGTACCACTGGCAGTCTCACCGATTCCACCCATCACCTCACCTAGCTCAGTACCACTAGCGATCACCGCCTTACCCATCGTGCTAAAACTCTCTCCGACTGCTGAGCCAGCACTCTCTAAATCATCTAAACCTTTTTTAGCTTGTTTAGCGTCTAACGTTACCTCAATCTCGATCTGATTCTCAGCCATGTTGAGCCTCCTGGTTTGCTCTCTCAGTGGCTCTAATCTGAGCCGCTTCATGATTATAGTGTAGTGTGTCTAATGCTTCAATTACTGCACAAGTGGGTTTTGGATAGACTTCACTGATATTATATAGCCCGGCTCTATGACGTCTATAAGCCATGATTAGGGGTGCTAGTTTGTTAGAGCTAGCTACTGGACATGATCTTACCTTTAGATCACTAAAGTCATCACCACAGTCTGGTGCTACTCGATAACCAGGCACCCACCGCCCAATGTCGTCTACTTGAGATTGTGGTAACCCTTTTTTGAAGGGTCCTCCACAATTACCTCTTAGGCTTCTTAATCGAGTATCAGATTTGCATTGGGCACAATCCCAAGCGCGACCTCTTGAATGACCGAGCCAAACTGAAGCCGCAAGAGCTATTTTCCCTCAGTACCAAGTAAGCTGATCCTCTGTAAGTGCAGCACTAACTCAGATATAGTCTGGGCTCGATGGGCATCTGGTCTAATCTGTTGGATGTCATCAACTGAGCCCGGCTTGCCATCGATCATAGTTAGACCAGCTCTGATCATCTCAATGTAAACACGATTGAGATAACTGTTGTATTGGCTCATGGCCTCACGCTCATCATCACTTAAGGCATGGTGCCACCTAGCACGTTCTTTGGTGTCCGTTGGTGCCTCTACCCAGAGAAGCCGACCAAGTTCTGAACGGGTCATAGCACCGGCTTTTACTTCAGCCGCTTCTCTCTCAGAAGGTGATAAAGCTTTGAGTGTAAACTTGGTGGCGTTCCCAATGTTCTCTAACTCGTCGAGGTTGCCAGTTTGTAAATATTTACTAACACTCTCAGAGTTGGCTTTTACTTCAGGATCACAACTTACAACCACCTCAATGGTTGCATCTGATGACGTGAGGAATGAGAGAGCCATTACACACCTAAGCCTAGTCTAAATGGTGAGTTACCTGCATTAGCCTCATAGGCCGCTGTAGTGAAGTCACCAGCGTATCTACTTTGTTGATAAGTCAGAGTTTGTCTAACAATATCATTACCGGTCACATCATAAGCACTCGGATCATTAGTTAACATTGCCGCTGGTAGCATCAGAGCACAGCCCTTGCCATCGCCGGTGGGGCCAGTACCTACCAACACTTGTCTTACGGTTCGGTTAAAGTAGTCATCTGCTACTGTTGAAGATGGAGAGCTTAAAGTCAAGCTAAGCTCAACACTCACATCACTTATATCCATGCCTGACATGGCTAGAATGTCATTACTATGACCTAAAGGGGTGAGAGTGTTAGTGAGAGTCAAGCTGAAGTCTTCACAACTTAATGCTACTCGTCCTTGTGTCTCTCCAACGGTCCCATCGCTTAAACTGGCTGGTGAACCGTTGCTGATCACAACATATGAACCTCTAAAGAATGGTGGCGCGCCATCATTGTAAGCTGGTTCAACCGGTCCACTTGCTGAGCTGTGATCATCTTGAATGAGAGCCGCTTGATAAGTGAACTCACCCATGAGACGACCATTATCTAGTGTGATTGAGAGTGACTCTAAAACACAGCCATAGGCGTATGATCTGAAGTTAACGCCATCTACTTTGAAGCTTAGAGAGTGTTCTTTTGTGCCAGTGTTAGACCGGCTAGGTACATACCAAGTGGCCATAGGGTAAACGGTAGGTGTACCGGTGAAACCAGCTGAGAAAGCAGGTGATACAGTTACATCACCACTCACATCATTGTCAGTGATTGCGCTGTATTCAGCTCGGCCGCTAAGCTCAGCACTGATTAAACAGCCAACGTCTGCTACTGCATAACCGGTGGTAGGGGTGAACTTGTTAACGCTAGCTATAGCAGTAACCGCGTCACCATCAACAATCGAGGGTAGCTGAGTTTTGAGGCCACCGCCCAGTAAATGGCCAAGATAATTAGATGCATAAGTATCAGCACCTGAGCCAATAGTTGTAAGGTCGACCCTACAAACAACTTGGCCAGTTCTACGGCGGACCCTAGACCCACTTGAGTAAACTGTGTCCGGCTCAGGAGGTACAAAGTAAGAACCGTCTCTAGCATCATTTCGCTCACTTGCTACTGGTTCGCCTGGCACGATAATGGGGTCACGCTCACAAGGGATTGAGATATAAGTGAGTCCACTGTTGTCAGGTAAACCAGTGCTTGAGCTGATAGAACCAAAGCTTGACTCTACGGCTACTGATAAAGATCTGTGAGTAACTGTCATAAGTTACGCCTCCAAATAAAGCAAAATGAAAGGAATAGTCAGTAGTAGAGCACCAGTATCATTCACCGGATCCACCGGTAAAACACTTGGTGGTTCTGGTATCACTGACACAATACCAGTACTGGCAAAGTCATACTCTGGGCCCTTAAGCTTAACGAGTAAGCTTTCAGCATCCTCAGCAATCTGACGCTGAAGAAACAAAGCATCATGAGGAATATCATAACGCACATTTAGATTGATAGTTGCTCTACGTCTACCAGATAGACCAGCTGCACCATCATCCGAAGTGAATGAGGAGATAGCTAGCTCAAAGTATCTAGTGGAGTGACTACGCTGGGTGAGTGGGATAGTAGAACCACCAGCTCTAGCCAGCGCAACAAAGCCATGATGTGTGTCACTTTTAGGCGTGATCTCCATTAACTTATCTTCTAAGTGAGTTAATGCTGAGTTGATACCCTGACTCATAGCTTTCTCCTCAGCTCTATATCAATAGTATTGATCAGGATATCTACATCCTGATCACTTAAGCCTAAGAACTCTCTATCAGCGTTAACAAAGTAACCATATTGAGCGTGTTGAGTTAGGCCAATAACAAAGCCTTTAGCCGTCGCTGACTTCACCACTAAGTTATTCATCATGTTGCCAGATAACACCAGGTCAACTTCAGCACTATCACCGGCACCTCTACGCCTTGATTCATGCTTGTACTGTTTATAACCACCCTCATAAAACACAGACTTACCATCCTCAGTAGGTTCACCACCTTTAGGTGTTAGCCTAGCACCCCGTTTGGCCACATAGAGAGGCCTAGTAGAATATCCTCTAAATGGTCGCCTGTCAGCGTCTAGACCTTGACTTGTTCTAAGTTTAATCATGGCCAATGTATCACTAGCCACAGTTAAAGAGTCTTGAGCAGTCCACAGAGACTTAGGTAAGTTTAGATTTACTTTAACGGCCATTAGTGCCTCATCCCTCTTGAGGGTGTAAAGTTAGCATCTCTATCAGTCTTGACATAACTTGACCAGGAGGCCCTAAAGTCTGTTGAACTACCACCGGACCGCCTAAGGTTTTCCTCACCAGTATCAACAACCCCATCACCATCTAGGTCTAGTGTAACACTCCTCAAAGCCACATTAAGCAACTCCTCACAACGTTCTCTCATGGCAGTAGCTACATCTAATTGTAGTGAAAGCTCATAGATTAAAGCCGCTGTACAATAAGCATGGGCTGAAAGGAATGAGGTTTGATTAAATACTTCATCCTCACTCACATTGTCAGCTATGACATGATCTCTAATGACTAGGATAAGCTCATCTAGACTAGCTTTAATTTGAGGTAGAAAGTCAGATTGTCTTCTAGGCACCATGTCGGCCAATGATGGAAATCTAGCAACTAGTTGATCATGATCTAGGCCAGTATCGAAGGGTCGAGGAGTAAGCTTTAGTAGGCCACTCTCAGCACGCTTAGCACTTGATTGATCTGTGTAACTAATAGTGTAGGGATAAAGGCCACTAACACCAGTTGAGCTATCAGGAATATCAACATAAGCAGAGGCAAAGTTGAGCGTAGCTGATGAGCTTAAGTCTAGCTCTCTGGGTAGAGGCTCTGACAATATAGCAGTAGTACCACCCAGCCTACTTACTTGAACTGAATACCAGGTATCACGATCTGTTTTAAGAAATGCTCTAACTTCATCACGCTCTAAAGCAGTAGCCACAGCACCCGAGAGTGTTAAGGTTCGTCTATCATTGGCCACCGCTGTTACTGTTGCATCTGCTCTAAGCTGTGTAAAGTTTCCGCTGAATGTAGAGCTAAAACCAACAGATAAAGTAGGTGTGTCAGTATATGGTGTTGGTGGGTGCCACACAAACCGATAGGCTTGATTAGTTACGCCTTTTCTCATCGTCTTTTAGCCCTTTTGCTATTAGCCGCTAAAATGTCGGCTTGGGTTGCTCGGTCTAGGTCTGCTGATATGATAAAGCCTTCTGATACAGATGACCAACTATGCCTGCAATTATAGCCGCCTCCACTGGTCTTTACCGCTAAGCCTTGACCGTTATTTAGTTAGGTCATTTGCTTCTCAGTCACCACCTTATTCACTAATGGAATACAGAATGGTCTAGTGAGCCCATCCATAGGACCAGTGTAGAGATAGTTCTTTAAACCAGCCGCCGCCGCCGCCGCTGCATTAATAGACCGCCCATATTGGGAAATACTGGTTTTAACTTCTGTGAGCTGTCGACCTACCGACTTTTTTAGACGCTCATTAAGATCTGAGAAGACGATAGAGGCCGGTATATCAAGCGTGATAGATGTTAGCGCGTCTCTCACAGCTCTCTTAGTATCTGGTAATATTACATCCTCAAACACCTGAGCTACAGCTTGTCCTTGAATGAGGTCTAACTGAGGTAGATTATTTAAATTAAAGTCAGGCTCTATAACTTCTAAAGAACGCTCTATAGCTGATCTGATACGCTCTTGATTGTCGATGAAGTCTTCAACTGCTAAACCTAAGCCGCCTCTGAGGATTAAATCTAATAGTTGATCATCATCAAATGATAGTAAAAGCATTGGATCCTGAGATACAGAGGCCATCTCTAAAGTAGTGATGAGTTGCCTACGAGCTTTGTTTAAAGCAGTCTTAAAAGACTTCTCAGCTGATACCTCTGCAATGAGCTGGTCACGCCTAGCTCTAGTTAGTGTAGCCATAGGACCGGATAAGCTTTTAGCCTGTCTGCCTAAATCATCAATCGCCCTTTTATCAGCGTCATCCTCACTTAAGTGAGTGTGCTGAGTGGTGAGCTGGCCACAACTAACACAAGTAAACATTAAGCCAATGTGTTTGTAAGAACGTGGCCTAGTGTTGAATCAATCGCTTGGAATGATTGCACCTCTTCAGCGTAAACATAACGGCGTGTTTTATCTAGGCTGTCATACTGACCGGCTACCATGTTGCCAAACTGGAAGTTTAGAGCCGCTACTGGCATAGCTTTGACGCCACCTGACTTTTGTACAATAGCGTCTGAGCCTCGTAGGATGCCCATAAAGATAGTCTCGCCATTCCAGATGTAACTCTCTGAAGATGTAGCACCAGGCACAGCTGTGTCTTGTCGAGCCTGACCAACATGAATGTTAGGGATGCCAAGCACATCTCGAAGTACAGCAATAACAGCCTCATCATTTAGGATTCTGTTACCAGCCGCGATACCGTTTGAACTGTTACCGACATAACCTCTAACCTCTGGGTTACGCGCTAACACTCGAAATACATCACGACCAAGAATCATGGTGTCAGGGTTAATGCCATGAGCCGCCGCGAAGACTGTATCTTTAAGCTCATGTAAGTTTGTGAGAGGTTCAGCACCAGCCGCATCATACTTGGTAGCAGGTGATGAAGTGTTAAAAGCTGTGCTATCAAATAACACATCAGCACAGCGTTTTTCTCTAGCTAGCTTCATTACTCGGCTAACTTTGCGAGCCATCCGCTGCTCTTCACTGCCCGGATACTGACTGTCGAAAATGTCTTCCATTGCGATAGAATCAGAAGCCGCGTAAATCTTAGCTTTGAATGTGGTAGAGGTACGATCAAAACCACCAATGGTGGTGCGTGATGCACCTGGAGCGCGCTCTAAATCGAGGCCAGCACCAGCCCCCATAAAGTTCCTAGTCTCTTCTAAAAGTAGAGTCCCTGAGCGTTCTGGGATGGTGATGTTTTCAATGACCTTATCAGCGATGAGCTGGTTATCACTAGGCACAGCCTCGACAACTAGACTGCTTAAGATCTCGTCTACTGGATGCAAATTAGAATATGAACGTGCCATTGTTTAACTCCTATCAAGTATTTAGGCTGGTAGGACCAACAAACAAGACTTTGATCTGGTCACCTGCTGAGGCTGAGATTTGATTGATATTTGGGATAACTCTAGCGATGGGGTAGAAGGTGGTGTCACTTGTTTCACAAGCTTGTACCTTCCCATCTGTTATAGCTGAGAGGATTGGGGTTGAGTTGAATGTGAGAGACTCACCAGCAATAACGCGAGTGATGCCGCTTACAAGTACCTCAACAGATTCACCAGATGCACAAGCGCGTTGAGCCACACCGATTACATTAGCATCTGTGGCCGCGTCTGTGATCACGACCTTACCGGCCGCGTTTAGTGAAACAATAGCATACTCTGTGATAGCTTCAGCAGAGACAAAACTTACAAGATTATCTGTGTTAGCCATGATTAGCCTCCAAACACTTGATTATAGAAGTCAGCGTTATTAGCTCTGAATTGAGTTAACGCCTCTGAATATGAAATGCTCTTTTCTTTGGATAGCTTCTTTACTTCAGCATCTAGAGCACGTTTATTAATCTCACGACGACTAGCACCATGTCCTACTTCAGCGAGTGGTACAGTTGAGCCGGTGCTACGCTCGTTGAACATTTGCCAGAACTCCGGTTGTAGCTCTCTGAGTTGCCAAGCTTTACCAGCTACAGTCTCTTCAGCAGGTGAAATTCGACCATCTCGCAATAAAGCACCAACGGCCTCGCGTTTTTCAATCTCAGCCTTCTCGGCCTCAATCGCTTCAATTCGTGCGCTCATCTTAGCGTTATTCTCTCTGAGTGCATTAATCTCAGATAACAAAGTTGGTGATAGTTGCTCACTCATCTTGTAGTCCTTCTTTTCAGCCATCTTTTCTTTTTTGTCGTCTTCAGATTCGGCCATCTTCTCTTTTTTGTCGTCTTCAGATTCGGCCATCTTCTCTTTATCATCCTCATCATGCTCTTTGCGCATAGAGGCTTCAGAGTCTTGCTTCATCTTCTTAATCTGGTCTTCAAGTTCTTTGACCATCTCATCTTTTGCCATGAGCATAGATCTAAGCTCATCAGCTGACATACTTTCAATGTTATCCATCTCAAGCCTTTCGTTTAATATGACCCGGTCTATCTGGTCATGTGATTGTGCTGGTCTAGGCGTCAAGGTGATTGCTAAGAGTTGAGCATCTCCAACTTTAGCACCGCCCAAACGATCATAGACTTCACCGGCTAAGAACTCTGGAGAGCTCCACAACACACCACCAGCATCTTGCACTACTTTTAAGCCACGCTCGTTGTATGCTGGGATTGCATAAAGCCCATCCTCTTTTAGCTCTAAATCGATGATTAAACCTAAGGCGTTCCCTGACTCTGGTGGAGCTGGTGAGCCGCCCTGATATGGTGAGGTCGCGTGCTGCCAGTCTATGACCACCGGGTCCTGGTCTTTGCGCTCTTTAAATACTCTGACCATTTCAGCCAGCATAGACATATCAATCTCTTTACCTACGTTCTCACCACTCATTCTGGATGAGACTTGGCCTAGACCTAAGGTTTTAAATGGTCGGCCTACGGTGAGATTCTCAGGTATGTTATATGCAAATACTGAAGACTCTGAGAGTGCTCTCAAAGCTTTTGTTTTAGAGTCAGCTGTGTTCATTTGTCTTACTACTTTCTTGGCCCATGTGAAGCCAGCGTCACCGCCCCATCCATGCCAAGCTTGCCAGCCTTTACCCTGGTCAGACCAGGTAGAGCCTTGCTTGTCAACTTCGTGACGTGTGAAATAGTTAAGCATACGTCTAACTGTGTCCGGGCTCATCGCTTTACCGTTGGCTAAGTCTCTAGCTCTAGCGATACCAACGCTAGTCATACCACGTTTTGACTGTGGTTTAGAGGCTCTAACTTCTAAAGCTCGTTTGCCGGCCTCCTGAGCTCCCTTAGGTGGTGTAAAGTCAATATGAGAATATTTATCAGGAACCGCTAAAAGCTCAGCTTTCTTATCTGATTCTCTATGTTGTGGGTGTCCTTTTGGCAGTAGGTCTAGATCACTAGTGTATGCCTTCTTTCGTTGGCCAGTGGCTACCAGTTTTAAGAATGTTCTCACCCTTGCAAGAGCCCATTGATTCCTAGTCATGCCCGGCCTATGAGAGACACTAAAAGCACCTGCACCACGCCTATAAACTGCTTTGAGTGCACCTAGATCAACACGACGCTTAGACGCTTTAAACTTAGCATTATGCTTGTCTCTCATGTTCTCTAGAGCTTTTGTAGCTTGCTCACTGATAGAGATGCCACCACGCGACCCACTAGCAGAGCCCTTAGGATTCGCCTTACTGCCCTTGATCCGGTCCTTTTTGGGTGCTGGTGTTTGGGCTTGGGTACGCTTCTTAATTGCTTTTACCATGTCTTTTTCTCGCTATAAGTTGCTCAGCAAGTGCAGAGACTCCACCTGATCCACCTTGACTAGAGACTCTCAACATTGGAGAGCGTTGGGCGTCCTCTGGTAAATCACCAGCTCCTAACTTAGCTCTAATAACTCTCTCTAGCTCATCATCTGGAGTAATAAGACCAGATTGAACTAGACCTGGTAACATCTGGAGAGACTCAGCCAGCTCATCAGTATCAAGGCCAGTATGAACTAATCGAGGTAGTTTGCTTTGATCGACCGCCCCATAATTCCAGCGAATTAACCGGCCTATCGTACCACCGCCGCGTCTATCAGGTCCGCTTACTTGAGCCGCTACTAAATCGCATAAGTTAATTGCAGCACGTCTAAACACTGATAAGTGAATCTCACCAACTGATCTAGCTCCAGTTTCAGTGTTACCTAAATCTGCAAACTGAGCTAAGAAGGCCGCCGCTATTTGTGAATCACATTTAGTAATGATGTTAATGGGGCCATCTGCGTACAAGTTTGGCTGTGCTGCATACGTCTCAAACTTAACAGCAGAGTTCTCTACTAGATAGCTTTGCTCAGCACTAATAAAAGCTTGTGCTTGTGACTCTGCATCATCAATCATAGCGTCAATGTCACCATCACTTAAACCGATTGATTCAGCTGTAGAACGGTCTACAACCACCTTAGGAGTTGGTACTGCCCAACGGTCTAAGCCAACACACATTAAGTTGCTGACTCTCTGCTTAGTACGCCACCACCACCAAACCGGCCTCAACATTCCAACACCCTCAAAGTTAGAGCCGGTCTTGTTAAGTGTGAGGAGTAGTAGTTTATTAGCTGGGATGGGTTCGGGAACTTTGCCAGACCCAACCATGTTTTGAAGTACCCCATCTAAGTGTTGGTCATCCCTCGATAACCATCTTGAATGGGCTGATGGTTCTCTATCAGCATAGTGACTCAACCACACTCTAACTTTACCTGTAGAGTCAGGCCCTACCTTGTAAATCTCCTCAGCGTATCGATAACCAACTGGTACAAACTCAAATAGATAACTAAGCTGGTCTTCCCAGCTCATGATCATCTGGCCACTGTTACCATCAAAACCAAAAGCCTCATTAGCGTACCTGGCTAACTCTTCGCTTACTATGTCACCTTCTACACCTGGTTCAAATCTCCAAGTAGCAGAGAGTAGAGTTTGTCTGAGCATATGCCATGAGCGTCTGACGATAGGATCAGTTCTAAGCATATCTTCAGCTTCTTGCACCCAGTTAAGCCCGGTGAGCTGTGGGTTGCTCTCTTTAGAAATCACTCCACCGTTTAATTGGGTACCGGTTATGCCTTTGGTTCTGAATCGTGGCGATAGAGCTCTAATGTGTCTTGGAGCCTTACCATCATCATGGGGATTAGACATAGCCAACCCTTCAACGTGATTGATTAAAATTGAGCCTATTATATTATTTTACTGAACAGTTGTCTAGTCTTCTGACTCTGGCTGGGTTGGTAGCCACTGGTCAACCACCTCAGGTAACTTTACCTCGTTGTCATTGGCTGGGTGCTCAAAGCCATTAAGGACGCTGAGACGCTCGATAATAGCAAACTGTAAAGCCGCCTGTTGTTCTCTCAATAGTTGCATCTGTATGTTGGCATCTCTTAGACGCGCTATGAGTGCAGCTCTATCCGACTCCTGAGCCGCTAACTTATCCTTAAGATCTTCAACTTCAGATGGATCTCGACCACTAGCTATAGCGATCATTGAAGATATTGAGCCGGTTATCATACCGAGTATTCCCACGAGCACATCACGATTCTCATCTACTATGCTGACTCTGGCTAAGAAGACAATCAGCCCCATTACCAGCAACATAAAGAAGATTGAGAACCACCAGCCGCGCTTATTCTTTTCGTACTCCTCATTCATCTAACCACTCCTTAATCCATTGTTTAATGAAGGGGTAAAGTAAACAGATGATGTAGCCTAGACTCAACCAGAATGAGCGCCATAGTATCCACCAGGCCCATTCCTTAAGCTTTCTATGCTTAGCTTTGGATTTAATCTTACCGGGCCCGCCTAGCCTCTTAGCTTTCTCATTACCCTCAGGAGGTTGTAGTGATTCGATGGTGACACCCACCGCGTAGATAGTCTGTGGTTGTCTGACACCCTTGAACTGATAGAGCCCAACACAAGCATACCTGGTACCCTTAGGTGTGTGGGGATTAGCCCGGCCTTTAATCACTTGGAAAGCTTGCTTAGTTAGCAGCACTTGACCAGCTTTACACATAGACATAGTTCTAGCGGCTAAGTTCTTACTCAGTCCCTCTAGTTCGATTGGTTTAGCACCTGACAGTACCAGTAACTCATGTTGTGTAACTTCGATCACTTGGCCCCAATGAATACCGATCCTAGCATTTAGATGGGTCTTGGCTGGGATTGTCTGCTGATAGTTGAGAGCAAAGTTGAGAGCATCAATAGGCCGTTCAAACGAAAGAAGGAAACCATCTGACCTATCTATCTCTCGACCGTTAAACTTGTAGAGCATCGAGCGTGAGAGTCTATCATGATACTGTAACCACTCAGCCGCCTTCATCGCGCCTACTCGCCTCACAAAGTCAGTAGAGCCGATAAGGTCCAGTAAGACAATGGCTAACAGTCTCTCTTTATAATGCTCTTGTTCCACTGGTTACTCCCAGCTGATCACCTTTATGTTGTGCTCGATAAGGTAAGCACAGCCAGGTGAATCTCGATCATGCTTAGTAGTGTATACCTGAGTTATGCCAGCGTGATGGATTAACTTTGCACAGTTTAAACATGGTGGCCTAGTCACAACTAACCAGGCACCCTTAGTAGCATGACCATATCTAGCCGCGTTACAGATGGCGTTGGCTTCTGCATGGTGGCAACCAACCTCTACTTTAGTACCACTGACAATATTTTGCTCATCTCGATGACAGACAGTGCCCCCACATAACTCACCTCCACCTCTAGGAGCTCCATTGTAACCATCTGCTAAAGTCACCCATGTCTCTGGCTGAAATAGCATAGCCCCAACCTTAGCGCGTGGGCATGGTGATGCCTGTGCTAACTGTTGGCTCATTCTAATCTTAGTCCAGATGTGCTTGCTCATAGTAGAGACCCTAAGCTGACTGGGAATTGTTCAAGCAATAACTCCTTAATAGCTATAGCGGCTAACCGGGTCTCTAGTTGAGCATGATCATCACATCTAAGCCTTAAGAACTTTGACCAGTTCAAGAGGTTGCCAGTCATCCAGAAGGAAGTATAAAGGTTGACAGGTAGGACTGTCCTAGCTGTTTCGCGTGAGACACCACGATCTAGTAAGTTGAAGTAGACTGACTCTGTGAGCTTGCTGATACTGTCAATTATGTCTCTGGCCTCATCTGGTTGATGTACCTCTTCATCAGATGAGCACTGTAGATTCAACTGAGCTTGTTTATTAATCACAATGGGTGAGTAAAACTGAATACGCTCTGAAGTGTAGCGTCTACTCACTTCATTATAACTAAACGTCCTATGACGCTGAATCTGGGACCTGACAAACAGAGGCACAGTCAAAAGGAATGTGGCTGTGATGTGCTCAAAAGGTGAAGTGTGTTGATGATTAGCTAAGAACTTAATCAGCTTCTCATCACGCTCATTAAGCTCATCTGAGTGAGACAACTTAGCAAAGCTCACCCTTGCACTATGAGCCGGTGTTGCATCATTGCCCATAGTAGCGACCAGCTCCACACCACCAACGGCATCATCATAAATGTATTCCATCATTCACCTCTTCTAAGCTTAGCTAGCTCAGCATTGAGTCTATACTGTTGTTTCTTCTCTTCTGAGAGATTAGCGTGATAGTTGCGCTGATAGATCCTCATGGCCTCACGCTCATCATCTGAAAGATTAGCATATCTTTGCCTAGCCTTCTCTCTGTAGTAAGCTCGTCTCTCTTCTGTTAGCGATTTCCACCAGTTTTTATGCTGTCTACTTTTCTTAGCTTTTGCCTCATCCATTAGAACCTTCTCCTTTTCGATCCACCTACGTTAACTTTCCTAGTCCTAGTGATGCCTCTTGATTGATAGCGTCTCTGGTCAACTATGGCGTCATCGTCCCAACGCCACATGATGCAGTCATATCTTAGCGCGTCTAATGGGTCCTCTCTACCGTCTTTCTTAGGCTTCTCTTGTCGAGGTTCCCAGCTGTAAGTAAGCAGAGCTTTCCTGATTGAGTTATTAGTTGAACGCTCGCCAGCGTCCCAAACCTCACGAGTGATCAAGTATTGACCTCTGCTAAATGCTCTCTTTAAACGCTGCACACCATTGAGAATATCAGTTCTGATAGGATCAGTGTTAGACCTCAGAGGCATACCTAGACCCTTAGGTGGTGGTAGTCTCATGGCCCTGAAAGCACTAGCACCTGTCTGATCATTTCTGGCCTTGCCTGCTTTGTCAGCACAACCAGAGTCAAGCCAGATTCTTGGGCCTGGTGCTTTGGCTTTGTTTTTTCGAGGCCAAGCAATAGAGAGTATGAGCTGTGCTAGTTGCTCGATGGTGACTTCAGCCGGGTTAATCTCAGCTGCAATCACATCAGCCTTTAATATTGGATCATGGCAGATGATAAGCACAGATGGTTTTCTAAAGCCCCAGTCAATAGCAATCCTTGAACTCATCGAGGGTTGATACTGCCAGCCATCGAGGACCATCTTCGCCGGTTCAAACTCATTGTAGACTAGACCGGATGGTGGTCTAGGTTGATTCATGACCATAGCTAGACGCTCGGCCTCTGGTAAAAGTTTGGTGGCTTCAAACCACTCTTGACTCAGGTTAGCCTCATTCACATAGCTGGTATAGAGTAGAGGCTTGCACTCACTCCTCTCAGCTAGTCTACACCACCAGGCATCAGCCACCGGCAAACCGACCAATATCATGATGGGAGTAGGGCCAGAACGTAAACGCCCTAAGGCTTTGTGAGCCACCTCCTCAGTAAGCGTCTGACATTCATCAATCAGACATACACCACTGGTTACGTTTAGACCCTCCAATGGATTGTGTGTAGCATCCCTAGTACCAGGCCGATAGTAAGATCTAGTCCAAACAGTAGAGCCGGTTTCAGGGTCCGACCATTGCTTAAGAGTGTGGTTATAAGTCCAACCCAGTGGAGCTAACCACTTTTCTATTTCAGGCATCAGTACAGAGTTATAGCGTGGTGTTGTGTCAGTTACTAGCAGGGAGCTGGTACCAGGTCGGATATGGCTGATAGTCAGCAGAGACAAAACTAGAGCAGATGTTTTACCAGAACCCCATCCACATCTGGCCGCTATGATCTTGTTCTCTTTTCTGATCTGGGTAATAATGTCTAGTTGTAATTCATTAAGTTTTAATGAGTCCATCTTCAGTTACTTTCCAACGCTCAGAGTGTGAGAAGCCAGCGTCATTAATCTTTAAGATAAGCACCAAAGCACCAACCTCTATTGACAGGGTACGCTCATAGCCTCTAAGCCAGCCATCACTAACATCAGTCTCAGCTATGATTGAGTATTCCCCGTTCATGATGAGATAGCTCTCTTGATAGTAACTAGCAAAGTGCCACAGTTTTCTAAGCTTAATCTTTGTTAGAGTCTTCGGTGGTTTCTTCACTTAAGCTCTCCTCTCTAAGCTCAGCTTTTAGACGCTGGTCAGTCTGCTCTAACATAGTGAGCACCAGACTTTGCCCGGCGTTGGCTTTGCTCTGTGTTATCTCAATCTCTCGTTTGGGTCCCCACTCATCTGGGTGTCTACGTTCCAGCAACCAGGCATAAGCACGCCAATCACCACGCTCATCACCTAGAGCTTTGACCCTCGCCACATTGACAGCCTGAGCGAAGTAAATAGCCTCGTGTACTTCTGCTTTCCACTCT